TCATCTAAAATTTATACTAAAAAAACAAGACGTAAACTGAACAAACGGTTTTCTGAAAATCCTGCTCTAAAAATTAAACCTAAAAAGAACATTTTAGTAGGAATTGATACCTCAGGTTCAATTAGAGATAAAGATTTAATTGAATTTTTTAGTGAAGTGCAACATATGTTTAAAACTGGAGTAAATATTACTATAGCTGAAGGTGATGCTACTGTTCATAAGGTTTATGAATATAATGGTAAAATACCTGATACTGTAACAGGAGGAGGAGGAACTGATATGAATATGTTTATAGAATTTTTTAATAAAAATAAAGAATATAATAGTCTTATTATATTAACCGATGGACATATTGGTCAAAATGAGATTAAATCATTTAAACCTGTGTTAATGGTTATATCATCAAATGGTGATAGTATAGAGAGTGTAAAAAACAACGGATGGGGCAACACCATCAAAATTAATTAAATCTATTTTTATGGCTAAAAAACAAACTTTAACCTCATCTAATGAGGTGTCTCTTAACATTAAAGAGGCTAAACAATTTCTTAAACATATTGTTGATAACAATAGATTTCTTCAAAGTCAAGGTAAACTACCAGTTGCTGTTGAAGTAGTAGGTGATTCTGGTATTGGTAAAACTTCTACTATTGTACAGTTAGCTAAAGAGTTAGATTTAAATTTTGTAAAATTAAATTTAGCCCAAATTGAAGAATTAGGTGACTTGGTTGGATTTCCAATTCGACAATTTGAAGTTTGTAAAACAGAAAATGATTGTTTGTGGATTGATGAACATGCTGTAACTGAGTATACTAAACAAGGTTACCAATTTACAGGTAAAAATAGAATGAGTTACTGCCCACCTGAATGGATTAGTAACAAAACTACAGGTGGTATTTTGTTATTGGATGACTGGAATAGAGCTGATATAAGGTTTATTCAAGCTGTTATGGAACTTATTGATAGACAGCAATATATTAGCTGGACTCTACCAAAAGATTGGCATATTATACTCACCAGTAACCCAGATAATGGAGAATATTTAGTTAATAGTATTGATAACGCTCAAAAAACACGTTTTATCTCAGTTAAGTTAAAATTTGATATTAATTGTTGGAGTGAGTGGGCTGAAAATAATACTATTGATAGTAGGTGTATTAACTTCTTACTCAAACACCCAGAATTAGTATCTACTAATACTAACTCCAGAAGTATTACAACATTCTTTAATTCAATTTCATCATTAAAATCATTTAATGACGAGTTGCCTTTAATTCAAATGATTGGAGAGGGTAGTGTAGGTTCTGAATTTACAACACTATTTACAATTTTTATTAATAATAAGCTTGATAAAATTATTTCACCTGATGTGATTATGAATCATGAAAGTGAAGAATATATTTTAAATACATTAAAAGGTATTATTGGTAAAAAGAATGAAAATGAATATAGAGCTGATTTGGCTTCTATCATATCAACTCGTATTATTAACTTTAGTTTGTTCTATAGTAAAGAAAATAAAATTGAATCTGATTATATTAATCGTTTAGCTTTTTTGATGAATGAAGAAGTATTTGCTGATGATTTAAAATATAAAATTGTAAAATCAATTTATAATGGCAACCCATCAGCGTTTAAAACATTAACTTTAAATAAAACCTTAATCAAGTTTTTGACTAAATAATTATAAAATGGAATTACTCTCTATTTATTGCGCCTCAGCTGGTAAATTTTCCTTTCCAAATAGCCCATCAACTAAAATTATTTCCCAAGAAACTAAAGAAATTTTACAGAACCTTTTTCAGGAATCTAAAAATAATAAAATTAAAAATAATTCAACACTTTGGTTAACTTCTTTATCTGAGTTGCCTAACTATAAGTTAAAAAATTATATTAAAGAGAATAAACTTAATATTTCAACAGCTCGTAAATTTAGCCAATTAGATAATGTTATTATTAGTGATTCTTTTATTGAAAGAGAATATCTAACATCTAACTATGATGAGTATATTATCTTTAATTCTCCTATAGCAAAAAATATAATTTTAGAAAACCTTACCTTTAATTCTCATAAAGATAACCTACTTGACCCAAACTTTTATTTATTTATAACTTCTGAGAATTATAACTCTATAATCCAAACCAACCCAGACTTTAAAGCAGTTTTAGAAGATAAAGCAACTAAAATTATTAAAGGATATGCCTTAAAAAGACAACATGGGAGTGTAAAAGCTTATGATAAATTTGATTTCTTAATAGATTTAATAGATAATATTAAAAAATATAATATTAAAGTTGTATTAGATTCTTCATTACAAGAAGATATCAATAAAGGATTAACAATTGACTATGATGTTTTTGAAACATTATATGGAATGTTAAAAAATAATGATATGGGATCTTGGGAATTAGCTAAAGAAATTATATCTAATAATGAATATGAATCTTCTAAGCCTTATCTAATATTTCTTTATTGTGTTTTTCCTGAATTGAGAAAAAGTTCTATGAACAACAATTATACTTTCTTTAGAAAAAATCTAAATAAAATATATGTTGAAAAACTTTTTCCAAAACAATATTCTAAATTTAATTTTCCAATAGAAAAATTAATAGCTGCCTTAGTAAACACTTATCCTCAATACTCTATTGAGTTTAGTAAATGCTTAGTATATCATCTTAACCAATTAAGTGAAAAAACCATTATTAAAGATATAACTTTGATTTAATTTTAACTAAAAATGACAAAACAAAAATTTGACAAACCTCGTCGGCTTATTAAGCCTGAAGATGGTACTATTGCTTACACCTGGGAAGGTAAACTCCACAACTGGGATGGTCCCGCTCTTATCCCTGAAGGTAACAACCGAAAAAGAGAATACTACATCCATGGTATTCAATATACTGAAGAAAAATGGAATGAACTTAAAAGTGACCGTCAAGGACTACCTTGGTTTAAAAACCCAGCATATAAGGAGAGGAGCTAATATGTATAACATATGGCTCGTACAGTAGTACTTTTAAGTTGTGTTGCCCAAAAATTAAGCGAACCCGCTAAGGCCAGAGACTTATATCAATCAGACCTATTTAAAAAAAGCTTGGGATATGGTGAAAGTCTTAAACCAAATGCCATGTTTATTTTGTCTGCTAAACATCATTTATTACCTTTAAATAAAGTTATTGATCCTTATAATAAAACATTAAAAGACATGAACGCCGAAGATAGGCAAAAATGGGCTGATACTGTTTTAACCCAGCTGAAAAATAAAGGGTATGATTTAGATAAAGATAATTTTGTAATTTTAGCAGGCAGTACATATAAACTTAAAGAAACTGTAATAAAATTAACCCATTTACTTTATGAAGCTATCAAAGAAAAATCTCCCTTCTTTAATTGAGTCGTATCTTCAAGATATTGAAGATTTTGGAGATGAAACTATTTATACACCTGAGTATACTGTAGTATGTGAATCTACTCTTAAAAATACCAAAAAATTAATTTTGGAATCTAAGAGTTTTTCATTATCTTTACTAAGAGAAAGTGTTAAAAGTGGCACTAATCTTCAAAAAGAAGTAATGGAGGATTTTATTTTATATATTAAAAGTTTTGATTAAAAATGAAAATAGGGTTTTGTGGAACAATGAGTGTAGGAAAAACTACACTGGTTAATGCTTTAAAAAATGTACCTGAGTTTAAGGATTATACTTTTACAACTGAACGTAGTAAATATCTTAATTCATTAGGTATTCCATTAAATACTGATTCTACATTAAAAGGTCAAAATATATTTTTGGCTGAAAGATGTACTGAATTAATGCAAGAAAATATCATAACTGATAGAACAGTAGTTGATGTCATAGCTTTTACCAGATTAGCTAAATCTATTAGTTATATTGATGGTGATGCTTTTGAAGAATATGCTAAGCGTTTTATTAGAGAATATGATTATATATTCTATATTTCTCCTGAAGGTACTATTATTGAAGATAATGGTGTTAGAGAAACTAACCAAGAATATAGAAATGAGATTGATCAAACTATTAAACATTTACTTCATAAACACAAACCTTGGCATAATGTTTTGAAAGGATCAACAGAAGAACGTGTCAAACAAGTACTAAAAACTTGTTTTGATATTTATTAATATATGAAAAATCAAATTCTACTAATAGTTTTAATAACAAGCTTATTTTGGTTCTTAGGTTGTTATATGTACATAGATCTAACCCATAAAGACTGTATTGATTGTAGTGTTTTAGTAAATGAGAATAATAAAAAATATCAAAACGAGCTTGATTCTTTAAACCTATTACGTGATAGTCTTGAAAAAGAAATAATTGTAGCAGAATTTAAATCAGACAGCCTTAGAAACTCAATCTCAGTTCGTAATAAAGAATTAAACAAATTAAGAAAACAATATAATGAAACAATTGCTGCTATTGATAGCATGTCTAATGACAAGCTTGTTGAGTTTCTCACAAACCGATATAAATAAAGATTCTTTAATTTGTATTCCTAGGGGTGTTTTAGTTGAAGTAGTTACAGATCTAAGTTTGTATGATTTATATAAAGAAGAAGTAGAGTCTTTAAAACAAGATACTACTGAACTTAATGAAATTATCTTTTATAGAGATTTTATAATTTCAAGAAGAGATGAAGAAATAAAAGCTTATAAATCAACTTTAGATAGTTGTAATACTTCTCGAGCCAGTTTAGAAGCTCAAAACCAAACTTTAAAAACCCAACTAAAAGAAAATCAAACAAAAGTAACTTCTTATAGAAGAACTATAGGAGTATTATCATTATTTGTTGTTAGTTTATTTGTATGGGAAATAAATGAGGATAAATGAGTGATTTAAAAAAGATAATCAGAGAAGAATATCTTAAATGCGCTCAAGACCCGGCGCATTTTATGAAAAAGTATTGTATGATTCAACATCCTCAAAGAGGTAGAGTTAGTTTTCATTTATATCCATTCCAAGAAAAAGTTTTACATTTAGTTAGAGATAATAATTATACTATTATTAATAAATCCCGCCAGTTAGGTATATCAACCTTAACCGCGGGATATTCTCTTTGGTTAATGACCTTTCATAAAGATAAAAATGTACTTTGTATAGCTACTAAGCAAGAAACCGCTAAGAATATGGTTACTAAAGTACGTTTTATGTATGATAATTTACCTAGCTGGCTTAAAGTTAATGCTATTGAAAATAATCGATTATCTTTAAGATTAGAAAATGGATCTCAAATAAAAGCGGTAGCGGCGTCAGGTGATGCTGGTAGATCTGAAGCGGTTTCTTTTCTAATAATTGATGAGGCTGCTTTTATTGAACAAATTGATGAGATTTGGGCTTCAGCCCAACAAACCTTAGCAACTGGTGGAGGATGTGTAGCTTTATCTACTCCTTATGGTACTGGAAACTGGTTTCATAGAACATGGACTAAAGCTGAAGCTAATGAAAATGAATTTTTACCTATAAGATTACCTTGGTATGTTCATCCTGAACGTGATCAATCTTGGAGAGATAGACAAGATGAACTATTAGGTAATCCCCGATTTGCAGCCCAAGAATGCGACTGTGACTTTAACACCTCAGGAGATATTGTTTTTTATCCTGAGTATTTAGAGTTTATAGAACAGACAACTATCAAAGAACCAATTGAAAAAAGAGGAGCTGATAAAAATTTATGGATTTGGGAACCTGTAGACTATTCAAGATCTTATATGATAACAGCCGACGTAGCTCGAGGTGATGGTAAAGACTATTCTGCTTTTCATATTTTTGACATTGAATCAAATGTTCAAATTGGGGAATATAAAGGTCAAATAGGTACTAAAGAATTTGGCCATTTATTAGTAGGTATAGCTACAGAATATAACAATGCTTTATTAGTAATTGAAAATGCTAATATTGGTTGGTCTACAATTCAAGTTGTTATAGAAAGAGAATATAGAAATTTATATTACTCTCCTAAATCTCAAGAGGTAACAGCTGAAACTTATATGAGAAATTATGAAAATAATCAATCTCAAGTTCCTGGTTTCACTATGTCTATGAGAACAAGACCTATGATTATAGGTAAATTCCAAGAATATGTTTCTGATAAAAGTGTAACTGTTCAATCTAAAAGGTTACTTCAAGAAATGAGAACATTTATTTGGAAAAATGGTAGAGCTGAAGCTCAAACTGGTTATAATGATGATTTAATAATGAGTTTTGGTATTGGGTTATATGTTAGAGATACTGCTCTTAAATTTAGACAGCATGGTTTAGATATGTCAATAGCAGCATTAAATGCTATTACTAAAGTCCAAACCCCTTACCAAGGAGCTTATTTCGCCTCAGGTCGTGATAATCCATATGCTATAAACAATGGAAAAGGAGGAACTGAGGATTTTAGGTGGATTTTTTAATATTTATTCATATATTAATATACAATGGCTGATACAAGCGTATTTACAAGACTAAAAAGATTATTCTCTACTGATGTTATTATTCGTAATACCGGAGGAAACTCTTTAAGTGTCCTTGATTTTAACCAAA